CTATACAACAGATGAAGATTTTACAGGATTTGGAGGTATACAAAATACTTCTGGTAGTGGTAAAACAGGAGATATCAAGTTGACTACAACTGGTCATTCTGCTTCAGATTCTTACGTTATAGTGCTTACGCTAATTAAAGACTACGGTTAGAATTTGTAATGGCAGTCAAAAAGCCAAGAAAAAAAGCCGAGCCTATAAAAAAGACAACTGGTAAGGGCGGTAACTATCGCCCTACCAAGTCAGGTGCAGGCATGACCAAGAAGGGTGTTAAGGCTTATAGAAAAGCCAATCCCGGTTCTAAGCTAAAAACAGCTGTCACTGGTAAGGTTAAGAAAGGTAGCAAAGCAGCACAAAGACGCAAGTCTTATTGTGCAAGGTCTTTAGGACAGTTAAAGAAAAGCTCTGCTAAAACAAGAAACGACCCTAATTCTAGGATTAGGCAAGCAAGAAAAAGGTGGAAATGCTAATGGCAAAAAAAGGATTATACGCAAATATTAACGCTAGGAAGAAAGCAGGTACCAGTAGACCAAAAAGTAAATCTACTATTACTGCTAAAGCTTTTAAAAATATGAAAGCAGGTTTTCCCAAAAAGAAAAAGTGATTGACCAAGCCTCTATTAAAAAAGAGATAAGAGATTGGTCTAAAGAGGTACTAGAAACAGAAACGCCCGTATGTCCTTTTGCTAAGAAAACATGGCAAGAGGAAAAGGTTGATGTTGTATTGTCAGATTGTGTTTACTGGACTGATTTAATAGATATAAGTCAAAATTTTCCCAAAGATAAAGATGTAGTCATCTACTGTGACCTAAACATGGATGTTGATGTTTTTAACTTTGACAGCAGAATATCAATCTTAAATTCTTTCCTAAATCCACATAACTTATGGGTTATGGGGTTTCATCAAGAACATGATGCAAAAGAAATTGTAGAACAGGAACATTTTGTACCACATTTTAAAGAAAGCTATAATATGTTGTTTATGCAAAAATTAGATGAATTAAATAAAGCTTCTGAAAGATTGCAAAAAATAGGTTATTATAATAATTGGGACGAAGAAGAGTTCCTTAAAATTTTAGAAAGAAGGAGTAAATAATGGCAAATTCATTAAAAGGTTTAAAAAAATTGGTTGGTAGTCTGTCAAAGTCTGACAAGGCTGAGGTTGTAAAATCCATGAAAGACGGCAAGGCTGTGAAAATGGCAGGTGGCGGAGCTACAGCTAAATCAGGTGTTATGAAATTTAACATGGGTGGCGGAGCTAAGTCAGGAGTTATGAAAAGAAGTATGGGTGGCGGAGCTAAGTCAGGCGTAACCAAAAACTTTGGTAGAGGCGGAAAAGCTAAGAAATAAATCATGGCAGTATCAGGCTCAAAAGATTTTGAATTAGATGTCGCTGATTATATTGAAGAGGCATTTGAACGATGTGGTTTAGAGCTTAGAACTGCATACGATTTAAAAACAGCAAGAAGAAGTCTTAACTTATTATTAGCAGAATGGGCAAACCGTGGTTTAAACCAATGGACCATACAACAAAAGACTGTTGCTATGGTATCAGGCACAACAACCTATAATGTTGACTCATCCGATGCTACTGCTGCAATTGATGTTTTAGATGCTTTCATGAGGCAAACGGTTGGTAATGAAGACGTAGATATACAGATGACACGTCTATCAAGGAGTGAATACTCTTCTATACCAAACAAATCAACTACAGGTAAGCCTTTGCAGTTTTTTGTAGACAAACAAATATCACCAACTATAAGCGTATACCCAACCCCGGATGCAACTACTACATATACTATTCACTTAAATGTATTAACTAGAATGGATGATGTTGATTCAGCTACTAACACACTACAGTTACCTTTTAGGTTCTACCCGTGTTTAGCAGCAGGTCTTGCATACTACATATCAGTAAAGAAAAGCCCTGATAGAACGGGTTTATTAAAGCAAATATATGAAGAAGAATTCCAAAGAGCTTTAGAGGCAGACGAGGATAGAGCATCTTTTAGAATTACACCTGATATATCTAGCTATAACATCGCATAATGGCTTTTGCATCTAACAAGAACGCATACGCAATATGTGACAGGTGCGGTTTTAGATATGGTTTGATTGAGCTTAGAAAAGAATGGAATGGTTTGAAAACTTGTCCTGAGTGTTACGAGTCAAAACATCCACAGCTAGAACCAAAAACCAATAAAGCAGACCCACAAGCCGTAAGAGACCCTAGACCTGATACAAGCGTATCACCTAAAAACTTTACCGTTTATACAAATTGGGATTTGGGAATAATAGGACAAAAATTAACAATACCTGATAGCATGACAAGTGAATTAGGTGCAGTTACAATAACAATATCATGAGTTTTACATTATCAACATTAAAGACTGCGATACAGGATTATTTAGAAACGGATGAAACTACTTTTGTAGCAAACCTAGATAACTTTATATTGCAAGCTGAAGAAAGAATACTTAAATCAGTGCAGGTACCTGACCAAAGAAAAAATGTTCAGGGTAGTGTATCAACAGATGTAAGGTTTTTAACCACGCCATCAGACTTCTTAGCACCATTTTCTTTGGCTGTTATAAGTTCAAATACCTACGATTACTTAGATTTAAAACATAATTCTTTTATTAAGGAATTTGTATCTGACACTTCAACTAGAGGTAAACCAAGATATTACGCTATATTTGACCAAAGTTCTTTTGAAGTAGCGCCGGTACCTGATGAAAACTACACCGTGGAGCTACATTATTTAGCTACACCAACGTCATTAACTGCAGGAGCAGACTCAGGTACAACTTATCTATCAACAGATGCGCCTGACACCTTGCTATACGGTTGTTTATTAGAAGGAGCTGTTTTCTTAAAATTAGGAGCAGCAGATATTGGATTGTATGAAGCACGATTTAAAGAAAGTTTATTGAGACTGAAAAACTTAGGCGAAGGTAGAGATACTAGAGACGAAATGAGGTATGATTCACTAAGAACGAATGTAACATAAGTTTCAAACTGAGAGAGAGATATGGAACCTATTAAAGAATTAAAGGGCAAGACTGTAGCCATTGTTGGAATGGGTGCAAGCTGGCTTGACTATAATCTAGCAAAATCACACGGCTCACACTTTGATGAAGTATGGGCAATCAATGCAGTAGGCACTGTAATATTTCACGATAGAGTATTTATGATGGACCCACCATCTAGGTTTTTGGATAGTGATGATGCCGGTGGTCAGACAGAAGGCATGCGTACGCTTCTTACTGACCATAACAAACCTATATACACTTGTGAGATGGATAAAAGATGTAAGAACTTGCAGCTATATCCAATTAATGAAGTTTTAAGAGACTTACAAAGCTCCTATCTAAACAATACTGTGGCTTATGCTATAGCCTTTGCTTTATGGAATGAGGTGGCTGTATTAAAAGTATTTGGCATAGATTTTACATATAAAGGAAATTTATATTTTGCTGAAGCCGGTAGAGGTTGTGTAGAGTTTTGGTTATCTAAATGCATGATGGCTGGCATGACTGTTGAGGTTGCTAATTCAAGTACCTTGTTAGATGCTTCTGTACCTTTGGATGAAAAGCTTTATGGATATCACAGATTAGAAGACCCTTTAGTTCCGGTTATAAACAACGGGGTGTTAAGCACTAAAAGAGTAAGTGAAGGCGAAAAGAAAGAAGTTGAACAAAAGCCAGTATTAATTGGTAGACACGAAAACATAAAAGTAGGAGAGCCTAATAAATGGTAATAAAGATTACACCGGATGGATTGCCTCAGCTGGGAATGGTAGAAATAGCTACAACTAGCTTTGGGGGACACCCTCCTGAGTTTTGGGCAGAACAATTAACAGATAAAATAGTGGGCATTTCAGACGACAATGAGGAACATGTAAAAGCACAGGCTAGAGCCTACAGAGATTTAATTTACCAAGTATGTTTGATATATATCAAAAATGCTATAAAATCTTATAAGGCTACTTTAATTCAAGATTTATCTAAAGGCGGTAGCGAGGATTTAGCAAAAATAATTAAAGGTATTTAATATGGCAATAACATCTACTCTTACAACAAGCTTTAAAGTAGAGCTTTTGACAGGAACACATAACTTTACTAATAGTAGTGGAAATAGTTTTAAACTGGCTTTATACACAAGTTCTGCAACTTTAGGAGCAACTACAACTGCTTTTACTACAACTGGACAAGCTAGTGGAACAAACTACTCTTCGGGCGGAAGTGCATTAACTAATGTAACTCCATCTGCTACTGGTACTACTGCTGTAACTGATTTTAACGATTTAACTTTCAGTACAGCTACTATTACAGCAAGAGGCTGTATGATTTATAACGACACTAACGGTGATAAGTCAGTAGCAACCATAGACTTTGGCGGTGATAAAACTTCAACTGCTGGAGACTTTACTATTGTATTCCCTGCAAAAGCAGCAGCAACAGCTATTATAAGAATAGCTTAAAGATGAAACATGCCATTCGCAAAGTTTCAATTTAAAGCAGGTATAGACAAGGAGGGAACCGATTACACCAATGCAGGTGGTTGGTTTGATGCCTCTCTTGTAAGATTTCGTAAAGGCTTTGTTGAAAAAATTGGTGGATGGACGAAACAAACCGCAACAACTTTTCTCGGTACATGTAGAAAATTATTTGCATGGACTTCTTTAGAGGGCAACAA